GTGCTAACTCTGGCGGTGGTGGTGGAGGCGGAGGAAACAACGGCAACGGCACCGCAAATACAGGCGGTGGTGGTGGAGGCGCTCAACGGAACGGTGGCGCTGGTGCTGGCGGTTCAGGGATTGTCATATTCTCGCTCCCACTTCAGGCAATTGCTACATTCTCGGCAGGTGTGACACAGACCAACGCGGTTGTTGGTAGTGAACGGGTCTACACTGTGACAGCGACCTCTACTACTAGCGAAACGGTAACGGTATCCTAATGGCACATTTTGCGAAACTAGATGAGAACAATGTCGTCACTTTCGTGACTGTAGGCAGGCAGGAAGATGACGGGCGTGAGGAAGAACTGATTGCCCGTACCGGCGATATTTACCGGCAGACTTCTTACAACACTAGGGGCGGTGTTCACTATGACCCTGAAACGGGTGAACCTAGTGAGGACCAAACCAAAGCACTCCGGTTCAACTATGCCGGTATCGGTTTCACCTTCGACCCTGACAAGGGAACTGATGGGGCTTTCATCCCACCTAAGCCCTTCCCAAGTTGGGTCTTAGTAGAAGAATCATGCCTCTGGACCGCGCCGGTTCCGTATCCTACTGATGGGGAATCGTATGTTTGGAATGAGGGAGTAGAAGACTGGGTAGAGGTTGAAGATGCCTAAATGCTGTGCTTGTGAAGATAATCCTTTAAAGTGTGATGATTCTTCTTGCCCCCCAATCGAGGAGTAAACGGTGAAGCTTTACCAGCCCTGGCCGGAGGGTTATTCGGTGAATCCGAACGGCAAATACGGTATGCGGAAACACCCGATTACAGGGAAGCAGACTAAGCACCGTGGTTTAGATGTTGCCGGTGTTTTCCCGGTGACCAGCGCTGGCCCTGGTGTTGTAAACCATGTGGGCTTTTCTGCTAAGGGTGGCGGGCACACAGTCATTATTGATCATGGTGAAGTTCACACAGCGTACTACCACGGGTCTTCGGCAACAAAGTTGAAGGTTGGTCAGCGGGTCGAAACCGGCACGTTCATATATTCGTCCGGGACGACCGGCTCTAGCACGGGCAACCACCTACATTTTGAGGTTCGCAAAAAGGCGGCATGGGGCACAGACGTTGATCCGACACCTTACCTAAACGGCAACGCCTCGGTATCCACGCTAAAAGTGTCTGGTTGGGGTGATAAGCCGACGTGGAAGCAATGGCAAACATGGTTGCAGGAGCAAAAGTTTTACACAGGACGCGTTGACGGCGTACCCGGCTCTATGACCTATAAAGCCATCCAAGCTTGGGTTGGCACACCACAGACCGGGTTACTCGATTTAGCGACCCGTAAGGCCGTACAAGCCCGTATAGGGGTAAGTGCTGACGGTGTGTGGGGTCGCGGAACTTGGTCAACGATTCAACGCAAACTAAATGAGGGTTCGCTGTGACCGACGAGCATTTGGAAACCGCTGGCGTAAAGGTATCAATGCGGGACATTTATTTAGAAGTGCAACGGCAAGGCAGACTGTTAGAAAAGATTGCTAACTCTTTGCCTGACTCGGAAGCAAAGATTGACGATCATGAATTGCGGATTAGGGCGTTGGAGCGCCGAATGTGGCAAGTCATCGGGGTCTTTGGGTTCTTGGCCGCAATCATCAGCCCGATGGTAGCAATCCTCACATGAAACCGTCCTGGAAGATTCGCAGGCGCTACATTTTCGCAGCGTTCACTCTCGGCTCACTTATGCTTCTCAGCGGTTCAGTAGCGGTCTTGATGAATAACGACAGTGCGACTAGCGACCTGATAACTGGTGGTGTAGCGTTAGTAACTCTCATAACAACCTCATACTGTTTCGCAGCAGTGTGGGAAGACAAATCAATTAAGGAGAATCAAGATGGATAAGTGGAAAAAATACTGGGATTTTGCGTTGGAGCGTGCCGTGAAAACGGTTGCCCAAGTCGCTCTGGCAGCTCTTGTTGCTGGTGCGGGCATCCTTGAGGTTGACTGGATTCAAGTCGCCTCAGTGTCGCTCCTGGCCGGTCTGATGTCCCTCCTGACTTCAGTTCTCACATACGATAAGGAAGACTTATCATGACAGGAGGCGGGATTGTGGAACAAGTAGAAATCGTTGATGGGATTGTTTGCCCAATCGACCCGGCGGAAGCAATGTTGTGCGAAAGCTGCCAATGATGCTATAGTTGCATTGTTCATTTGTTTCCTTTCTGGAAAGCCCCCCGACGCGGTACACACGTTTCGGGGGGTTTTTCTATTCAATCCATTGGCGTATGGTTCGCCTGGTCACGTTAGAAACTTTGGCAAGTTTGCTGACAGTCATTCCGGCAGCATGTTCTTCACGTACTTTGTCTCGTAGAACTTCTGTCACCATTTGAAGGCGTGACAGTTCAAGGTCGCGCATATCAGCGATCAACGCAAGCGAATGTAACGATAGGTGCGCTTTAGTCATTTCCTGCATAACATTATGCTACAGCTTTAAGGTGTCAATCCTTGTGTTTGTCAGTCGTGTGTGATTTACTGACGCCATGAAAAAAAGAGCAACTTTTATACACCCTAGAGGTGTTTGGATTCAAAGGGCTGAGTTGAGGGTTCTTGTCGGTGCTTTAGTGTTTTTTGCTACTAGCACTGCCGCTTTGATTGTTGTGATCGCTTATTTGGTGAAGGGGTAATAATGTACGACGTTGAACGTGTGAATGATGAGCTGATTATTCGGTCAGACATCATGTGGGATGTCATTGAGAATGGTCAAGCGCTTGTGATGACGATTCGCCAGGCAAGGAAACTTGCTGAAGTTCTTTTAGACGCAACCGTGCTAATCCGCGTGTTTGCTGATGAGGAGAACGAAGACGCTTAGCGTTCTGTAGGGAGTGTGCCGCCCCAAATACCGAACTCTTGTCTGCTTGCAACCGCATACATTAAACATTTGACTTGAATAGGACATTGTGAACAAAGGTTTTTTGCCATCTGCGTTGCTTGCTTGCGCAGGTTCCCCATCGGTAGATCGTCGGGGAAAAAAATTTCTGGAATATCTCGGCACGGTATATCGTCTGCCGCTTCAATCTCTGCGTAGAGTGCGGTGTAGTCGTATTCTATTTGTCGCCGGTTTGCCATAAGGTGAGTCTATGAGAAACATTGAGAAGTTCAAAACTCTTGACCAAGAAACTTTCAACGATGCGTTGAATCTTGGCGTGTTTGATTCTGGGTCTGCGGAGTGGCACGACCTTCGCTCACGAGGTATTGGTGGTTCCGAGATTGGGACGATCATGGGCCTCAACCCGTGGGAGTCCGCGTTTGCTTTGTGGGCTAAACGCACAGGCCAAATCCCTGACCCTCCTTTGACGGGTTGGAGTATTCGCTTTGGTAAAGCGTTTGAGCAGCCTGTGTTGGAGTTGTGGGCTGAGGAACACCCTGAGTTTGAAGTGTTCCTAACAGGAACATGGCAGCACCCTAAATACAATTACATTCTTGCCAACCCTGATGCTTTGGCTAAACATCGGGAGACTGGTGAATGGGTTGTGGTTGAAATTAAAACCTCACGCGGATCGTGGACTGAAAGCCCACCAAACTATGTGGCTCAGGTGTTGCACTACATGACGGTGTTACACCTAAAAAAAGCTGTAATCGTTGCTGTTGCTGGTTGGAACTATGAGGAACGCTGGGTTGACTTCGACGAGTTCCAGGCTGACGCACAACTCGCTGCCGCCACACGTTTCTGGAATCATTTGCAGAACGTTGAGAAACCTGAATGGGATGGAAGCAAGGCCACGTATGACGCCGTGCGTTACATGAACCCAAACATTGAGGACGATGAGGTCGATTTAGAAAAATTCGGTCACGTTCTTTTAGAGGCAAATAACAATTTTGACAAGTCTGAAGCTTTACTGAACGAAGCAAAGAGTATTGTGCTTGACCTTATGGGTAACGCAAAGTACGGGTACATAATGCGTAATGGCGAAAAAGTTGTTGTTGCGCAAAGACAATCGAGAGGTCAGGGGAAACCTTGGCTTGTAGTGAAAGGAAATAACTGATGGCGTTCAACCCAAACGATTATGAGATGGTGGAAGTCAGGATTCGTAAGTTCCATGACGAGCATGTGAACGGCAGGATAGTAACGGAGTTAATTCACGATGAGCATGACTGGATATTTAAAAGCCTTATTTATTTGGATGTGGGCGAACAGGTCACAAATCTTCCGAAGTCGGTTGGTTGGGCGACAGAGAAGAAGGGTTCCAGCCCGTTTGCAGCAGAAGTAACAGAGACCAGCAGTATTGGACGCGCCCTTGCAAACATGGGCCTACACGGTAACAAGCGTGCTTCTCGTGAAGAAATGCGTAAAGTGCCTAACCCGTCGAGGGATTTTATCACTGAGGCCAAAGAGGCTAAGTCTGCTGATGAACTAAGGTTGTTATGGACGGAAGCTAAAGCCGCTGGTGTTAGTGCGAATGTTTTGGATGAGGTGAAAAAGTATGCCGAGGGACTTGACGATTCTGCGAGCGAGCGTCTTGGAGGTTCTGCAAGCGTATCTGGAGTCAGTAAAAAGGGGCGACAGTGACCAGATCACATTTTGGCGTTCTGTTTTGTTGGAGAGGATGGCGACCGTAAATGATGCCGTCAAACATCATCAGCGAGCTTCAGGAACTAACACAGATAAACCGTAAGGGTGTTGAAGCTCTTTTTGAGGCTGAAGTGGAGCTTGCTGAGAAGGACAATGCGTTAGACAGGGTTGAGTCGCAAGCGTTTTTAGACGCTCAAGGAACTGTTGCTGACAGGCAGGCTTTGGCGCGTTTAGAGTCCGCTGACGCTCGTTTTCAACGCGATCTGTCGAAGGCTAAGGTAAACCGGATTAGGACTAAGCTGCGGGTCATTGAGAGCGCAATGATGGCTCAGGGCACAATGTCGAAAATTATGCAGGCGGAGATGAAACTATGACGAGGGTGTGGTCTGACCGTTGTGATGATTGTGGTGGGGGTTGGTTCCCTGATGGTTGTCGCTGTAAGGAGCAGTCGTGAGCCTGGTGTTGGATGACGGGATGTCTGAGGAGGAGTTTATGGCGTGGTTGGCGAGCTTGGACACGTCTGAGGATGTTGACGAGCAAAGTTAAGCGCATAGTATTTGCACAACACTTTGGCTTGCTTGTGCCGATGCGGGCTTATTTGTTATCAACTTAGACTACCGTTTCATCACTCTATACACTACCGAAATACCACTGCGGCAGTTCCTTATCCTAGTCAAATATGCGTTCTTGCACACATTAGGGAGCTTTTAGCGGGTTAGATTGTGTAAATCGGGCTGATTGTGTGTGAGCGCACAGAATGTCGGCGTACTCAGGCAGGTTAGTGTTTGTCGGCGAACGCCGTAACCCCGGTGACGTGCTTGCGCAGAGGCCATCCGGGGTCTTCAAGTGCAAGGTTAGCAGTAACCGTCCGTATAAATATGGGAGCCGGCATACGTATAAACGCGGTCGGATACATTGCCGACGATTTGTAAGGTTCAAGCAAGACCAGATGTAAACTAAGCCCATGGAAAAACCTTGGGGCAGCATGGTTGAATGGTTTACCGGTGAACATTTCACGGTGGGTCAGTTCATTGTCTTAGAGGGCCGTAGAACGTCTTTACATTTACACGAGAACCAAACCCACTTCTGGTTCGTTGAGGCCGGCAACGGCGAACTCATCATCGATGACACTATGTTCCTTATTGGTCCTGGTGATTCGATTCACATTGATCGTGAGCAGGTTCACCGTTTGTCAGCGAGTATCGGCAACATGCAAATCTTTTATGTCACTTCAGGTTTGATTGATGAAGATGATGTGGTCAGGTTTGAGGACGATTACGGTAGAGCTGACAAGGCTTTCGGCTAATGGCTACACCTAAGAAAATTGTTGCTCAGGCGCTAAAGCGTGACACTCATTGCTTCCATTGTGGACAAACAGACGATTTGCAGCCGCACCACCGTAAAGGACGGGGTATGGGCGGTTCAAAAGTTCTTGACCGTGTTGACAACATAATGATGATTTGTGGCCTTTACAACGGTGGCATGGAGTCTGATCCTAAGTTGGCAAGTTTGGCGCGTGCTTGGGGTCACAAGTTGGCTCAGTGGGAAGACTTTGACAAAGCCGTGTTTGATGGTGTTGAGTTTCGGTGGTATGTTCTTAGCGCGTCGGGAGAGAAGGTGGACCTAGAGTTTCTCGACGAACCATATTAGAAAGGGAAACGAATGTGGGAAGTTCAGGATGAAAGGTTCGATTACTCGTACCGTGAGGTACACAACTATTTTCCTCCCATAGCGCCAAAGGACATGGCGCGCCGCCGCTGGCTAATGTATTTGCACGCCGGGCGGTACATGGAGGGTGCGCGTGATCGCAACGCGAAAGTAGCTTGGAATTTGTATTTAGAAAGGGAGAACAGTGGAAAGCGGCATTTTTCGGACACGGCTACCGATTGACGATAACTTCACGATTGTTCCTAACGCATGGTTGAGGAACACTGGCCTGTCGGTCAACGCCAACTTTTTGTTGGTGTATTTGCTGTCTCACGAAATCGGTTATGAGATTCGGGTTAGGCAAATCACTGCCGAGACTGGTCTTGGTGTGAAGGGTTTTAGGGCAGCTTTGAAGGAATTAGAGGCTGGCGAGTGGATACAGGTATTCAGGCCAAAAAACAGTGACGGGACGCTTGGTTGCTACCGTTATGAGTTGAATCCATCCAGAG